TAATTCTAACGGAATTAATACTTTTGTTAATATTCTAGGAAAAATACCAGTTGTCGGAAGCAAGATTACCAATTCTTTTGACACAATGAGAGATAAGGTTAATAAAGTTCTATTTTCAGGTAACATTCTTAAATCTAGTTTTACAATTCTTGGAGAAAAAATAAAAGGAGCATTTAAAGCTGAAAATTTAAAAAATTTTGGCTCAAAATTAAAAGATATTGGTAACAAAGTTAAAGGAATAATACAAAAATTAGGTGGATTATTTGGGAAACTTACAGCAATTGGTGGTATTGCTGGTGGACTTAGTTTTGCAGGGATAGCCAAAGCATCTGACGAAAATTCACTTAGAAATTCAAGGCTTGGAATGATAACAAATGACGTTGCTGGATTAAAACAAAAAACATTTGCAGCATCTCAACAGAGTGGGGCAGATTATGGACAACAACTTGATTCAATCGCTAAATTAAAAATGCTTACAAAAGGATTATTTAATGATGCAGAAGCCGTAAAATTTACGAGTACACTAGACAAAGCGTTTAAAGTATCAGGTACATCAGCCGAAGAAGCGAAGTCGGCAATGTTTCAGTTAAATCAAGCAATGACTTCTGGGAAATTGCAAGGAGATGAATTTAGGTCAGTAATGGAAAATGCTCCGATATTGGCTCAAAAAATAGCTGAAAGTATGGGAGTGTCTATGGCACAGCTTAAAAAATTAGGTTCGGAAGGTAAAATTACATCCGATGTAATTAAAAAGGCTGTACTAGGAAGTGCTGACGAAATAGAAAGTAAATATAAAGATATGCCCCTTACTTTTGGAAAAGTTTGGCAACAAGCACAAAATGCAGGACAGCAAGCCATGGATGGAATGCTTACAAAAGTAAATGAATTGCTAAAAACTAATGCTGGGCAAAAAATGGCTAAAGATTTACAAGGAGCATTTGCTGGAATGGCAAATATGGCTGGTGGCACATTTGACGGAATATTAGATATTTCTAAAAAATTAAATTTCGCTCCATTGCTAGAGCCTTTAAAAGGCATAGGACAAACCATATCTCAAGCATTTAGTGGAATCGGTGGAGAAGGGCTTACGAACGGAATCGCAGGAGCATTAAACGGTATTATTTCTCTTGCTGGAAAAGTTGCAGGAGTAGTTGGGCAAATGATAAGCGGAATTAATTTCGGACAAATAAGCCAAATATTCGGAGACATTATGAATGCCTTTAACTCGTTTTGGAGTTCGCTTGATTTAGGAAGTATTGGGAATATGTTTAGTATGGCTTTTAGCGGATTTATGCAAATCGTAACTATGCTAACACCAGCACTCGCTCCAATCTTACAAACGCTTGCTGTAATCGTTAATTTGGCAATCCAAATCGGAACAGCTTTAATGCCTATTATCAGTATTGTGTTACAAATAGGAGCTGTATTAATTTCTGCAATAGTCCCAGTTGTTCAAATAGTGATTGGAGTGTTTGCTGGGCTTGCTGGAGTTATAATTGGAGTGTTTTCAGCAATAATTGGAGTAGTTGCAAGTGTTATGGGAGCAATATTGGCTGTTATTTCAGGAGCGATAAATTCAATTGGTGCAATTGTTAATAAGGTTGCAGTATTCTTTACTCAAGGATTTAATAAGGCAAAAAGTATTGCTCAGGGAGCAATTAATGCGATTAAAGGATTCTTTGATGGACTTGCTGGAAAAGTAAGCGAAATCGCTGGGAAAATTGCTGGAATGTTTAAAGTGAAACCACCTTCTTGGTTGAGTTTTCTTGGTGGTGGAAAAGGACGTTATATAGGGGATAAATCTTGGGAAGGTGGACCAGTTACAGTTGCCGAAAAAGGTGCAGAAATGATTAGGTTGCCAAGCGGACAACAGTTTTTAGCTAATGAAGAAATTACTATGAATTTGCCACAAGGTACTAGAATTTCAACCGCTGAAGCGACTAGAAGAATGATGAGGGACCAGTTTGGAAAATCATCTAAGAAAGCGATTGACGGTAAAAAATCAAGTTCTAGTGGTAAATCAAATAACAGTGGAAGTTCACAAAATATTTTTTCACCTACAATAGTTGTTGAAAATTCAGGTGGAAACGACAAGGAATTGACAAGAAAAATTGAAGAAATTTTAAGAAGATTTTTTGAAGAAAAATACTTGGCAATGGGAGGTTAGACAATGAACTTTAACAATTTAAACGCCAGTAAGGAAAAATTGAAAGGCAATTTCTTTGGGAAAATGGCTTATGAAGGAGCAAAAAATAAAGGTTACAGTATAGGCTTGAATAGTTTTTTGGGAACTGCTGGAGCAACTGCTTACGGTATTGCTCTTGCCTATTCCGATGAAGTTAATAAGTTTTTCCAAGATAGATATGGCTATACACTTTTTGAGGAGGCTGAAAGATGTAAAATTAATGATATTCCACTTGAATGGGTACAAATTAAAAGCGACGAGAGAGGAAGCGGCGTTAAAACGCACTCGCTCGAAGATAGGGACAGCACATTAATAAGTAGCAATGTTTCGCATAGTAACAGAAAATACAACATTTCAGTAATTTTAACTAATTTGGTAACAAAAAACGCTGAAAGTATTTATGAACAGATAGTTGAATTATGGCAAAAAAAGAAACTTTGTACAATTTCCACGATCGAAACGATAGAGGATATGATTATAACTAAAGTTTCGAGAAGCTATAAAACTCAGACAGCATTAGAATTTGAAATTGATTTTGAAGTTCTGGAGTTCGCTTATCTGATGAGAAAAGGCGAGATTCTAAACACTGAATCAACTACATTAAAAGATGAGCAAAAAACAGGTGTGGCAGGAACTAAAACAAGCAATATTGAGTATAAGGGGTTTTTGAAATGAGAATAGAAATAGATAAAAATAAAATTCCTTATGTATTTACATTTAAAAGTGGCAGCGAGATTTTTTTACTTAGAATAAAACATTTTAAGACAAATAATCGCATTTATTTGGATATTATGGATGAAGATGGGGCAATGTTACTTGAAAATGAAAAATTGATTTACGGCAGACCTGTTGGATGGTTTATGGCAAAAGATGAAAACGGAAATATTAACAATGATTTTCTGAATTGTCACATTGTGCCTCTTAGTTTTGACAAAAAGGAAGTTCCAATTACCTTCGAGAATTTTTGTGAAACTGTGTTTTTAGAATATTTTGATATAGAGGATAACGAGGAAGAAGAGGATGCTTAATAAATTATTTTTAGAAAGAACAGAATTAAAGATTGAAACAGATGACGGAGATTTGAACTTTGTTTTTCCAAAGGATTATAATTTAACAGATCCAGCGATAATAAATGGAGTTGAAATTAAATGGAGTTATAAGTCTGTGGATGAAGAGCCGAACGAGTTTGATATAGAAATAAAAGGTTTAACAAACACGACAATTGCTAAAATTAAATTAAAGGATGATGTCAGACTTGTAGCAGGGTATGGAACAGATATTGGGGAAGTTGCAAGCGGTATTATTACTAGAAAAGAAGTTGAAAAAGGAACTTTGAAATTGAAATGCCGTGAAGTTCCAGCAGACTTCAAAAAATTAGTGAGTGCCGCTTATACCCCGAACACTACAGCAAGTACAATAATCAATGATTTGGCTAGTAAATGTGGATTTACCGTGAAACAATGTGAACTTAAAAATGATAAAGTTTACAGTATTGGTGAAAGTATATTGGGTAGTGGACTTTATGAAATAGGGCAAATTGTGAAAGATTGCGACAGTCAGATGACTACAAAAAATGACTTTATTTATATTTACCACAATGAAATCAATACGGAAAAAGTTATTAAATTAAGTTATCAAAGCGGACTTTTGGAGGAGCCAAAACCTCAAAATGTTGAAGAAATAAGCTATAAAGTGGAAAAGAAAAAAGAAAGCAAATCAAATAAAAAAGGTGGTAAAAAGTCTAAAAAAAGTAGCAAAAAATCAACAAAAGGAGGTAAAAAAGGTGGCAAAGCAAAAGGGAAAAGCAAACCAAACAAAAAATAGTACTCCAAAATCAAATAAAGGGAATAAAGATAACAAAAAGGGAGTTAAAAATTCAAAGGACAGCAAAAAATCTAAGAAATCTGAAAAAAAAGAAGAAATAAAATATGATTACGAAGTCAAATGTCTTTTGATTTACTATCTTAAAAAAGGCGATTTAATTGAATTGATAAGCAATGAAATATCTACTATATGCCAAATTGTTGAAATTACTGATATAAGTGATTTTAAAATGACTTTGAAAGTTAGAGTTGTTAATAATGAATCTGATGTTAAGAAAAATAATGCTGAAATCAAGAAAATTGAAAGCAAGGAAAATAAAAAAGGAAAAGTTGCTCAAGTAAAAAGAAATAAAGGGAAAGGTAGAAGAAAATGATGGAAGAATATGTAAAAGCAATACTTGGGAAAATAGATACATCTTTGATTGCTAAAATAACAAAAGTATATGGAAATGGATTCATGGATGTTGAACCAATGTCAGAATTTAGGGATGTTAAATTGCCTCCTATTTTGCATGTTCCAATGTGTCAACTAGGAAATAAAGAATTTAATTTAAAAGTCAAGTTTAAAACTGGTGACGTAGTTCCGATTTTAATTTTAAGCAGAGATGCTAGCGGATATATCACAAAAGAAAGTACGGCGGTGAATACAAACAAAAGGCATAATCTAACAAATGCTATCGCCTTGCCTTTTTATATTCCAACCGATGTTAATCCTGATACAGAGCCAATATCTATTGGAATAAACGGAAATATTGAAATGGAAGGCAACATCAAAACTGGGAATATAGAAAGTGGAGAAATTAAAGCAAAAACAGTTGATACAGAAAGTGGAGTTAGCAAAGGCGGAGTACCTTACAATCATCCGTAGGAGTGTGATTTATGGACATAAAATTAAACAATGCAACTGGAGAATTATATGTTGAAAAGGGAGATATACAATTTTTTGGAGCAAAGGAAAAATATTTTGAAGTTATACAGCAAATTGTTTTAATGCTGCATATTCGTGAGGGAGAACTTGAATATGATATAAAATACGGCTTGAATTTTGAAAAGTTATTTGGAACTCACGGAAACGAAAACGAAGTGCTGGAACATATCAGAAATAAAATAATGGGTAATTTTAGAGATTTCTTAAGTAGATGTTATGTTGAAGTCTATGAATACGAAAACAGGCATTTAAAAGTAAATATCGGACTTATCTTTAACAATAGTGAATTGGCATTGATGAAAGGAGTTGGGATTGGTTGGCGAGAATAACAGTAAATACAGTACAGGATAATATGAATATTTTGAACAATGAATTAAAAACATTGTTAAAAGATGACTTCTCTAACGATAAAAGAAGTGCTTGGTATATGCTTATGTATCCAGTTGCTAGACTTTTAAGAGAGAAAATGGAAAGACAGCAGATACAGGCAGAAAAAATGAATTTGCTTAATTGTGAGGGTATAGAAATAGATGAACATTTAGCAAATAGTCCGTTTTTTTTCAAACGTAAGCAGGAAAGTCAGGCAACAGTGAAAATTGAACTGACAGGAGGATTGAATATAGCACTTGAAACAGGAGATGTAATTGTTGAAGCGAATGACGGAATTAGATATACGCTTTCCGAAAACGGGATATTAAATAATAAGACTACTTTTGAATTCACTTGTGATACAGCAGGAGAACAAGGAAATAAGGAAGTTGGAAGTATTATTAAATTAGTTAAAGTTGTAAATGGTGTATACGATTTTAAACAAAATGAAATTGCGGCTGGAGGGCAAGAGCAGGAAAGTGACAACGATTATATAGAACGTTGGTTTTTAAGCCGTAACGAAAGCGAATGGAATTTGGACGGAATTAGAGCGGAAGTGTTAAAGCAGGAAGGAGTTAAATCTGTTTATGCTGACGAAAATAAAACAATGCAAGTTGACAACAAGGGATTAGAACCAAAATCAATTGTTTTAATAGTAGACGGTGGAAGAAATGAAGATATAGCGAACGCTATATGGAAGAAAAAAGATCAGGCTATTCAAATGAACGGAGACACAGTTGTAACCGTCAAAGATAATCAAGGAATAGACAGGGAAATAAGATTTTACAGACCAAAAAAGAGAGAAGTGCAAGTAAAAATCGAATTCCAAAAAGCTGATGGAGTAAATATTCTTGAAGAAAATTTGAGAGACATTGTAAAAGAATATATTAAATCTGTAAAAGTAGGGGAATATATTACAAGTTATAAATGTGAAAGCGAATTTATAAGAACGGTATATTCAGCCGATAAATTATTGAATGTGGATATTACTTTTAAATTCAAAGAAACTCCTGGAATAGTTTTTGAAAAAGTATTGAAGCTAAGATTTAACGAGGTGGCTGAATATGTCGAATAATTATGAGTACTTACTTTCTAAATGTCCATGGTGGCTTAAAAAAAATAATAATGTTCAATCTTTTTATAAAGCTGTAGCTAAATTGTTTGATGAAGTTGACAAGGTTTATAATTCGATTGAAAAACAATACTTAATAGACTATGCAAACGGAGAATTTCTTGATGATTTGGGAGAAAAATTTGACGTTTCTAGGAATGGACAAGCTGACGACAGGTACAGGAACAGAATCAAATTGGCTATGAGAAAGTATAAATTAATTCCGAACTTGGAAACAATAAGCAATATTGGAGAAATGTTCACAGGCTTAACTCCAGCAATTGAATTAAATAAAAACAATGAACCAGCACAATACGATGTTAAATTTATAAGCAACAAAGATTATGATTATTCTTTAATTGATGAATTAGATTTAAATGATATTGTGGGTGGTGGAGTAAAGGTAAATACACACAAATGTTTGGATAATTATATAGTTGGAATGAGGTTCGGAAGCAAAACTTTAGGACAAAATGTAATTAAAAACGAAGTCAAAAGAAATCCAGTTTGCAATTTTGCATATTCAAGATTCGGACGGTTTGGACGAAATAATTTAGGACAATTTGATATAGGAGAGGAAAATATAATCAATTTAAAATAGGAGGTAATAATGGCTAAATTGACAAAATTCAAGGCACAACAAGTTGAATTTCCAACTCACTATAAAGTGGAAGATACAAATAGAGGAGATACTGAGATTAAAAATATAATTCCAGCTTTTGGAACTATAAGGGAAAACGGAACTCCTGAGACTGAGGAAATTTATAATGGATTACAGCTTGGAAATGTGCATACATTACAGGCTAATAAAACAACAAATTTGAATATAGATTATTATGTATGCAATTTAGAGGGGTTAACAGAATTTGGACTAAATAATGACTTAAAATTGAGAATAAATGTTGATACTAAAAACACGAATACAACAACAAAATTAAGGCTAAATAATATTGATTATACGTTGCTGAAAGAATACAACGGAACTTTAAAGCAAATAGAGGCTGGAGACTTTAAACCTAACAAGTCATATGAACTAACATACAACGGAAATCAATTCGTTGTAACTAATATAACAGAATTTGGAACAGAATCAGACACAGTGCTTGAGGGAAAAAGACTGGCAGAAATTCTAGGGATAGAATTTGGCGGAAACATACAGGATACTAGTAATAAAGTTAAAGGGAAATTTTATTTTGATAGCGTGACTAAATTTTATTACGAGTGTATAGAAAATACTAACCTGACTTATAACGAAAGCTCAAAATTCAGGGCGATTTCTAACAAGCCACTTTCAGACAAAGTGGAAAATTTGCACGAAATTACACAAGGAACTTTAAATGCAAGTCAGATTGCTGGCTTTTCTTCTGCAACTCTATATAAAAAGGCAGGCGTAGTATTCTTGATTATAGACGATAACGAAAAATTAAATGGCAGAACTAACGGAAGTTTAATTTTAACACTGCCAGACGGTTTCAGACCCCGAAGCAAGACAAGTTTCTCGGGAAACACAAGTGTAGGACAAGCCTGTGTTTTTAATGTTGAAGTTGATGGTCGCATAATTCTGATGTCAAATATTAAACTATCAGGGTATTTGTATTTCAATGTTAGTTTTTTAGCAAAATAATAGAAAGGAAAATAAAAAATGAACATCGTTATTTATGATAAAAAAAGTCTTAAAGTAATAGCTAAACCAGTTATTACTAATTTAGAAGATTTTGAAAAAGAGCCGAATTTATTTTATCCAGACTGGGATTCAAAAAAACACATCTGGAATGAATTGGAATATCAAAATCCAGTTCTCGAAAATGGAAATCTAAGGGAGGCAACAAAAGAAGAGTTGTACAAGGCTGGAAAATATACTTTAGCTGAAAATGAATTAATCGAGGACGGAAAAATCAAGGCAGTTGAACTATCTGAATTCGAGTACATCGAAGACAATCAAATAAAGTACAGAAAAGAAGGAAAAATTGAAAAACTGAAAGAAGAATTATACCAGTTAAGGCTTGAAAGGGAAAAGAAGCCCTTTGAGTTTGAAGTAAAGGGAACTAAGTATTTACAACATAACAGGACGATAGACCAAAGTAATATAACCAAAATATTATTCAGCTTAGTTTTGAAATTCGTTCTTGGACTTATGGGAAAAATTGCTAAGGGTCAGAAATTGGACTTCACTCAAGTAATGGGTGATTTAATGAATACAGAGTATAGCAATTGGAAATTTTACACGGAAGACGGCTCTGAAAAGTATGTAAATGTAAGCGTTCAGAGATTTATTGAAATGAGTGAGATAATGAGAAAGCACACAACCGTTTCAATGGTTGCCGAGACAACATTGTCGCACAGTTTGGAAAACAAGACGGTTGAGGAGCTGAAAACATTTGACGCCGAAGCAGAATACAATAAACTTTTTGAAAGTGAAATAAAGCAAGGTTAGGAGGTATTTATGCAGTTAGAAAAAGACAAGCTATATATAT